AGAGGCAAAAGGCATGATTACTTTACTAGCTGTACGCCGTGGCCCCAGAAAGGAGAAGCGGTAAATATACCTCTCGGACAACAGGCAACAGTATATACTGAAGCTAACACTAAGACAGTATTATCAGTAGCAAACGCAACAACTCAAGCTTTGCATTATGCTAATCTGGATTTCAATAATGCAGACCAGTATATCAAGGCAGTATCTTATGGTGCAAGTAACGGGCCGATAGATACAAACCTATTTGCAGATTTATCAGGAGCAACAGCGGCAACTGTCAACGAGTTAAGACAGGCATTTCAGGTGCAAAAAATACTCGAAAAAGATGCACGCGGAGGAACACGTTACATAGAAATGCTGAGATCGCATTTCGGCGTAACATCTCCAGATTACCGCCTTCAGAGGCCGGAATATCTTGGTGGCGGAAAGTCTGTAATTAACGTGAATCCTATTGCTCAGACAAGCTCAACAGATGGTACTACACCGCAGGGTAACTTATCTGCAATGGGTACAGCCTCATTCCAGGGACATGGCTTTGCAAAGTCATTTACTGAACATGGATATATAATAGGTATTGCATCGATACGTGCTGAAATGACATATCAGCAAGGTCTTCACAGGCTTTGGACACGTCAGACACGTTTCGATTTCTACTATCCAAGCTTGGCAAACATAGGAGAACAGGCAGTACTATCGAAAGAAATATTCTGTGACGGGACCAGCGGGGACGAAGAAGTATTCGGATATCAGGAACGATGGGCCGAATACAGATACAAACCCAGTATTATTACAGGAGAGTTTCGGTCAACGAATAGTGCACCTCTTGACATCTGGCATCTTGGTGTAGAATTTGCAAATCGACCGTCGCTGAACGCGGATTTCATAATCGAAAATCCTCCGATCGATCGTGTTATAGCTGTACCGTCAGAACCACATTTTCTACTTGACGCTTGGTTTAAACTCAAGTCAACGCGGGTAATGCCGATGTTTTCGATACCCGGAAACATAGACAAACTTTAACCAATCAATCCAGAATGACGCTGTAGCTTTGCTGCAGTGTCATTCTGGATTACAAATACAATACTATGTCAGTACTAGGAGTCGTAGGAGGCATTGTTAGCAGTATATTCGGCAACAATTCAGCCAAAAAGGAAGCGGAAAGGAATCGGGAATTTCAGGAGCGTATGGCCCGCAACGCACATCAGTACGAGGTTGAAGACCTCAAAAAGGCCGGTCTTAATCCTATCTTGTCCGGACTTGGCGGATCTGGTGCTGCCACGCCATCGGGCGCGGTGGCAAATATCAAACCTCCAGATTTCAGCGGTCTTCTGACCTCGGCAAAACAGAGAGAACAGGCGAATGAGCAGATAAAGGTATTACAGGAAACAGCTAGGAAAACGAAGGAGGAAGCAGATAAAGCAGGTTATGAGCTGCTCAATACAAAGATGTTGACGAATCTGAATTACTCTCCTGCGGAATTTCTTGATCGTCAGGTAAGAGCTGGTACGGCGTCAAATATGGAACGTTCGGTGTGGGCACAACAGCAAAACCTTATAGCGGATACCATACAAAAAAACACGTCGTCAGCTCTCGCAGAAGAAAACCGCAAGTACATACAAAAGCAGTCAATGCTTCTGGATCCTACCCTTGATTTCAATGCTCAAACAGCAAACAGCGCTCAATGGATAAAAACACTCATGGAAGCGGCAAAACTCCTCAAAAAATAGCGTGTGCGCGCGTGCATTACGCGCGTGCGCGCGCGGATACTCTTGTAAAAGTATTGCAGAAATAGTATTATGTAGTCATGCGCAATGCATAACTAAAGCCCGGATCCAGCAGGGAAATCCCTTAAATCAAAAATCAAAAACCATGCGAAAATTCAGAACTCCTTATGATGAGGATTACAGTCCGCATAATTATGCGGTTACGATCTCGGATGAAGTCAAGGCTCAGCAGCATTTTAAAAATGACTGCGACATTAACCAGATCCTCGAAAAGCACCGTCTCGGCTTGCCGGTGATGCAGGTTAAGGTAAACCCGATATTCGATGAAAAAGGTGAATACCTTGAGGCAGGAGATTATCAGGACGCTCTTGAGAAGGTAATAAAGGCAGATGCCGCATTTGCAGAACTGCCTGCAAAAATTCGCAAGTATTACAACAACAGTCCTGCAGAGTATCTGCAGGGTGTAATAAGTAAAGATCAAATACTGATCGATGCCGGCGCTTTCACCCAGGGTGAAACGACGGCTGTGCCCTCGAAACTTGATGTAATGGGCATGAGTGACACCACACCAGCAAAGGAGGAAAAGTAATGCCACGGACATCTAGGAAAAAACGGATGTATGCCAGTGGATTCCACTCAAACAAGAAAGCAGGATCATGGGCATCAAGGAGACGTAATTCGAGAAGGCAACAATCACGAAAAACATACGGAGGAAAAAGGAAATGAAACGAAAAAGGACGAATTACCGTAAATCTCGCCGGCTCTTTAAGAAAACTGCGCGGCGTACAAACAGGATGAATGCACCGGTATCGCGCATGATGCGAGGAGGAATCAGATTATGAAGATGAAATTCGAGGTCATACAGTTACTGATCTTGGCCGCCTTGGTTGCTGCAGCAATGCTTATAGGTGGGTGTCAGTCTCTAAACGGTACTTACCAGTGGAGTAACGGCAATAGTGAAGGAACTATTGAGCTCAAAAAGATTGATTCACTAGAGGCAGAGTCCGAAGAAATCATTAAAGAACAATTTGAAATGCCGGAGGAACGACCAGATGCCCTGTTACCATCCACTCAAGGGCTGGCGGTCAAGGAAGATTAACGAGAACGGTAAAAGAGCAGTTGTCTTTGATATACGTGAAGGTTATGCAGATATGCCGGTTACAGTTCCTTGCGGAAAATGTATCGGTTGTAAGCTTGAAAAATCAAGACAGTGGGCAATACGTTGTATGCATGAGGCCAGTATGTATAAGGACAACTGCTTTATTACCTTGACCTATAATAATGATCACCTGCCTGCAGACAATTCGCTTAATCATGAACATTTTCAAAAATTCTTTAAAAGACTAAGGAAAAAGTATGGAGACCGAATTCGCTATTATATGTGTGGAGAGTATGGAGAAAAGTTCTCACGTCCTCACTATCATGCATGCATTTTTAACTTTGCATTTCATGATATGTATTTGTTTCGCGTGGATTCTCGCGGTACAAGGCTTTATAGAAGTCCTGAGCTCGAAAAATTATGGCCGTACGGTTTCAGCACGATAGGCGAAGTAACATTCGAGTCGGCTGCATATGTAGCACGATACGTAACAAAAAAACTAACAGGATCAAAACCATTCACAATTAAAATCAACAATGAAAAGATTACTTATAGCAATTCTGAGGAGCATTATCAGGTTATTGATTATACAACTGGCGAAGTCACGTACAGGACAAGAGAGTATGCGCAAATGTCTAGACGACCTGGAATTGGAAAACCTTGGTTATTGAAGTATGCAACGGATGTATACCCACAAGATCATGTAATAATGCGAGGGCGTAAAATGATACCTCCTCGTTATTATGATGATTTTCTCGAAAAGGAAAATTTTGAATTATATCAACAAATCAAAAGGAGGAGAAAGCAAAACAGTAAAGAAATAACGGCCAGAAGGCTTGAGGATATGGAAAAAGTAAAAATCTCAAAAACAAAAACACTTTACAGGAAATACGAGAATGAAATACAATCTATATAGCATTTACGACAAAGTAGGACAAATCTACTTTCCGCCTTTTATAACGGCCAATGTAGAAACGGCAATGAGAGACGTAAAATCTGCTGCTGAGAACTCCCAGATGGGAAAATTCCCAATGGATTATATGCTCGTACACCTTGGAGAGTGGGACAACTCAAATGGTGAAATTATGTTGTCTACATTAACTCAGGTGGCAACCGTTGAATCAATTATCGAGGAGTAAAATCATGAGAAAAAACTTTGCAATAAATCCGGATGTATCAGTCCCACGTACTCAGTTTGACCGTAGTCACGGACTAAAAACAACGCTTAACGCAGGAGATCTTGTACCTATTTTCATTGATGAGGTATTGCCGGGTGATACACATATACTCTCAACAACAGGTTTCGGCCGGCTTGCCACGCCGATTAAACCAATCATGGACACGGTGTATCTTGACACTCATTTTTTCTTTGTTCCGGCAAGGCTTGTATGGGAAAATCACCAGAGGTTTCATGGTGAACAGATTAATCCAGATGATAGTACGGATTATGTTATCCCGCAAATATCATATCCAGCCAATGGATGGCAGGAAGGCTCATTAGCGGATTATTTTGGATTGCCAATCAACGTTGGTGTACAGGTTAATGCTTTGCCATTTAGGTGTTATAATCTCATCTGGAATGAATTTTATCGTGACCAGAATTTGCAGGATGCTGTTCATGTCGATACAGGTGATGGTACAGACGATCAAAGTAATTATGTAATTCTAAAAAGAGGCAAAAGGCATGATTACTTTACTAGCTGTACGCCGTGGCCCCAGAAAGGAGAAGCGGTAAATATACCTCTCGGACAACAGGCAACAGTATATACT